TTTTTCTTTCGGCGTCTCTTTTGTCTCGTTCTTTCCTGCGTTCTAGGTCAGCAACTTCATCATCACTAAGACGTTCTTGGAGATATTCTTTAAATGTTTTCATATTAATATTTATAATTACTCATACCCTAATTTTCTGAGTTCTTTGATAGTATTCTGTGCTGATGTATGATGAACCCCAATTCCCCCCCTTTTTCGGAATGCATCTATATTTTTTATATGATCATCTATCAAAAGGTTCGGCCTACCATCTCGACCATCTTTTGCAAACTTTGCTTTAAACTTTCGCAATACTGCATATATTCTTGCATCCTTAACTCCAAAATGTTTTTTCATCCAACGTTTCTTGTCCTCTGATGCTCGTTCTGAAATAACACCTCTGGTATCTGATTTTTTAGGTACAGCCGTTAGAATAAATGGTTCAGGATCTTGTCTCCCAATAAATTCCCAAAGAAGTTTCGCATCTCTCATTGGTGGCAACTGATAGAACATATCTTTTGGTAATTTCAACCAATCTTCATCTGTGAATGATTTCCCCAAATATTTTGTAGTAAAAGATACAAAATCTGCAAGTACTCCATCCATATCACAATATATGGTTGGTGCATCAAATTCCGTTAAGTATTGTTTGAAGTTTTTCATTTCTTCTTATTTTTTTTATATTGTGCAATATTTTTTGCTCGTTTTTTATCTTCTGGTGATAGTTGTCCCCACCACTTCTCCATATTCTCTGGCTGTTTATCTATTTTTCCACCCCTTTTCTTAAAGTTGCGAATAGCGAGAGCCAGTTTTAATGCATCCTTTTTTTTATCTTCATCTACTTTTGTGTCCTTTTTAATACGACTCGCTTCTACTCTTCCTCTATTTTTAGATTGGGCTTCAAATCCAACAATTTTTCCACCCTTATGAGAGGCATCTTTTTTATCACCGTTTCCGTATGTTCCCTTATCCCGATTGTACTTTACCAGTTCAGCTCGATACTTAATTCTCTCAGGAGAAGATTGAAACTTTTTATATTCTGCTTTATAATCTCTTACATATTCTTTAAAAGTTTTCATTTTTCTTCTGCTGGTTCTTTTTCTTTTTCGTCTTCTTTTCCTTGTCCCATAGCACGATATATTTTTCTCATTTCCGCTTTGGTGACTCTTTCAATTGTAACTTCCTTAACAACATCTGGTTTCAATTTCTTTCGCATATCCAACTTAACTGCCGACTCACTTGACGCCTTCATGAACATAGTACTCATATCTGGAATACTTACTTTGAAATATACTTGTTCTACTATTTGTGTTGGGGGTTTTCCTTGAAATTCTTTGAATGTTTTCATTCTGGCCTCGTTATGCTATATACTTTTGTTATTTGTTTTTCCAATATTGGAGTTCTGTCCGGCCAGTAGATGTATTCTTTGTCTGCATTTTTCATCAGTCCTTTTAACATCGGAATAACCAAACTCTCTAATTCTTTGAGTTTACCAGAGAACTTTTCATTGAGTTCTCCTTTTCGTTCTTCTACTTCATCAATAACTGCACGTATTGAACTTCCTTGTTCTTCAAGTGCAGATGCAACCTGTGAAGATTCCATTGCAAGAATTTTGTCTATTTTATCTTCTACTCTCGAAATCTTCTCGCCATTTGCTGCTACTATTTCTCCAGTTTCATCAAACAAACTGGTATCTTCTCTATCTCCTAGTGTCTGAATCAAACTAGAAATAGAATCTAATTTTTTCTTCAACTCACCGAACTCTTCAGATGATACTGCCGATGGTTGTGTTTCTGTGACTGTTTGAGTTTTGCTGAATTCTTCGGTTGATACAGCACTAAACCCAAAGTCAAATTCGTCTGCCATTTTTTCCTATTATTGAAATTTCACACATCAGTAGTGTCACCCATCTACGAATGACACTACATCTTCATCTACATAACTTTTTGATAGGTAATCATACTTGTTTTTTCATAAACGCTGTGAATCTTATCTTCAAAAGAATCGTGTCGTTTATAAAATTCCTTCACTGCATCTTCTGGATCATCCGCCTCGACTTCATCCTGACTGATTAACCAGGGCGGAAGTGTCTTTTCGTACCTAATTACGTACATTTCAGACTCCTCCAAATCAGAAGATTAAATTTTTACACTGAGTTCATAGTATTATACCTATTTATTTTATTTCTATTTTACCCCATCATCTAATTGTTCTTCCAATTTCCTTTGCAACAACTTCTCTTGTATAAGCTTCTAACTCTATAGAGGCATCCCACACTTGTACTTGCCACTTCTTTATGTCTGTAATATGTTGCATAATCTCATCCGGCCCCCATACATCTGAACTTGGATGAGGTTTTATAACATGCACTTTTTTAACCTTAATATTATTGACTATTTGTTCATCCCATGCATTATCTGTCATTCTTTTTGATTTTGTATAACCATATATTATATTACCCATTACTTCTTTATTCTTTTTAAGAACTTTCTCTACTCCATCAAAATAGTCTTTTATTACCAAACTTAATCTTTTGCCGCCACCTTCTCTACCGGCTTTTAGATGACTTTTCATCATTATCCAAAGTTCAAATGGATTTGCAGCTCTGGTTTCAGTTTGTCCCATTATTGGGCCAAGATGTTTTACAACAAGACCTTTTATCAAAGTATTAAGATCCTTTTCAAATTTACCGAATCCAGGCCCTGTGATATTTGAATTCTCAAACCAAGACACTTCAACCCACCTTCTACCTTTATTATCTACTAGACTCCATATATCATCTTTAGCAGATATAAGTACATCAGCATCCATTTCTACTACAACATGAGCATCACCCGATGTGGCCACACCAGTTTCCATATAACGAGACATCATTGAGAAAAATGCTGAGATAGACTTCTTTCCACCTTCAAGTTTTTTTAATCTTTCAAGACCTGCTAAATCAGTTGTATGAAATACCGTTGCACGAATTGTATCTGGCCATATTCTTTTGAACATAGATGTAGAGATAGGAATCTTTAAACTAGAAGAATTCACAGAATGAGTATCAAACACATAATCTGATGTACTTTGTTGAGCAAATTCTGTTAGATATGATTTAAATGTTTTCATTTTTTCCTTGCCCACCCTCCAAAGGTTCTTACTTCTGCATCAGCAACTTGACTGATGTAGGTTGATAATTCTGCAGCAGATTTCCAATGTTTGTGTGGAATTTTACCCAATTCTGGAATTATGTCTGTTTTTACCCAATCTCCTTCTCTCCTTGCCGTATTATAGGTATGAACCTTCTCAATTTTAATTTTATCTACTACTTGTTCATCCCACGCATTCCATTCTGATAGTTCTGAATCGCCCCCTACCATACGACCAGAAGCATGTTTAACTGCTATCGTTCCTCTTCTGACATAATATCCATGTACCGCACCTTGAATTTCTTTTTTATGTTTATTGAGAATTACATTTACACCATCAATATAATCTGCAATTATCAAAGCCATCTTCTTACCTGCTTTGTCTTTTGCAAAATTTGTTTGCAAGTCTGATTGTAATTTCCACCAAACACCTACTCCTATCTCTGGTGATGTTTTTAAGTATTCTTTATTTCTTGGATCATGTTTTACTGCAAGGTCTATTAACATCTGTGTCATTTCTTTTTCCATTTTGTATTTTGGGTCTATATTGTATAATGCAACCCATCGCCTACCTGTCTTGTCTGGTTGACTCATTATATCACTTTTACTTGAAATAATTATATTTGCGTCCAATTCTGCAACAACTCCCCCTTCGGTTTTTATTCCCGAATCTATATAATCAGCTGTCATATTAAAAAAAGCAGAGATTGATTTTTTCTTATTCTGTAATTTCTTTAACTTCTCTAAACCAATACCACTTGTAACATGAAACACCGTTGCTCTCGGCAATTGTACTTTGAAAATCCATTCCATTGTTTTAGATGTAAATGGAATTTTCATATCGGGAACATTCTGAAAATCAAATATCATCTTGGAAGCACTTAGTTCCCAAGCAACTCCTTCTTTTAGATATTGTTTAAACGTTTTCATGCTAACCCGAACTTTTGTGCGAGTTTATATGTTAAATCAGCATGCTTTTTATTATGTCCTAAATCTCCTTTGGTAACTGCTAAAATTGCATGGGCAAACTCATGAACTACTGCATAGTCAGGTTCAAATGAACCTAATCCCGAATCATCAATAACCATCTTATCAACGAAAATGAATTTACCACCTTTCAATTTTGATGTTTGTAAATATCCACCCCCTCGTTTATCCAAATTTTTACTTGTTTGTAAATTCTTAAACACCAATGGAAACTTTGGAATCTTTGGATACATTCCTTGTAATGCAGTAAAAACTTTTTTCGCATCACGAACTTCTTCACTATCTGCTTCCGTTAGATATTCTTTGAATGATCTCACTTTGCCCAATCTTTTGCTGCATTGAAATTGGCCCTTGAGAACTCTAATCGATCAACTAACTTGACCGCATTTCCTGTTTGATCAATTGCGACAAATCCTTCTGGTGCAGTTACACGATATCCGTTTTCTGTACGAATGAATGTATCCATTGCACCTTTTGCCTTTTCCAATTTGCGAATCACTGCGTTCTTTGCATCAACCAAAAGGTTTTGCATATCAAATACATTCTTGAGGTGATTCTTGTTGGATGTAAGGAAACCTACAACTCTGTCTTTATATATTTTCTTGGTATCTTTTGTTTTTTGGGTCTTTACTTTATCTACATCTTTTTGAAGTTTATCATCAATATACTTTATCATATCGGCCGTATGTCTTGCAGTATTTGAAATTTTCTGTCCTTCTCTGACCTTCACATTAGTAAATGTCTTGATTAGAATCAAAAGCTTTGTTTGGTTTGATATTCCGTTTAGAAAAGATGAATTCAATTTCCGAAATTGTTTTCCTGCAAGAGATAGAATATTGGTAAACTGGTTGTCTCCGCCTTGTTGAAGTTCACCGTTCCAGATGTATCTTTATATTCTGCATCCGAAAACCAAACATCGTTTGTCTTTGTCAATCCCCCTATATTCGCACCGAAAGATGCCCGCATGTCTTCAAGTTTTTCTCCTGAGTAAGTGGTATGCCAGACAATACCCATTTTCGCTTTCGTGATTTTATGGGAACTCTCTTTTGGAATTGCGTATGTGATTGTATTGGGTGTGAAGGTAATATAGGATTTATCATCAATTGTCTCTGTTTTGAAGTCATTGTCTGTGAATAACATGTCTCCTTGAAGGACATCCGTTATTCCTAATTTTGGAAGATACTTGAGTGCAACCTTTAACTTTGCATTGAGTCCGGCCGCAGAATGATTCTTGTCTATGTCTGCATCTGTATAATTAACTTTGGGATTTACATTAAACACACCTTTTGTTCCTACAAAAAACTTGTCGTTTTCTGGATTGATCCCTGCAAATATCGCAGGAGCACCATCCCATTTTGTACTTACATTCACAGGAGTCTTTGCAGTTCCAGCCAACATATCTCTAAGTGACTGTATAAAATTAATTGAGGCCCTTCC